TCAATTATCCTTTCTTTTGCTTATAAGATATTTTGCGTATTGGTACACTTCATCAATTTCTTCATCCGTTAATTCCAATTCAAGAATTACATCACATGAATTCCTTCTTTGAACAGCACGCATGAATTTTTGAACTTTTTGAATATCTGAAGATGTGAAATGCATTTCACCGAATTCTTCATATAATGATTTCAAACTTTCTTCCTGGACATCATCATATGTATTAGCATCTTTTTGAATTTCAGCAATAGCATTGATTTTTTCTTGTTCCCATCCCATAAGATAACCAGGGGAACAGTTTAATGCATTTGCGAGTTTAGCAATTTTATCCCTTCGCATATTAGCAATCATCCCATTTTCCCATTTGCGAACAGTGCTTTTTCCAACACCAACTTTGTTTCCTAGTTCTTCTAATGTCATGGAATTACGTTCCCTTAACATCTTTATTTTTTCGCCCATTTCCATATTCAGACACATCCTTTCTATATGTCATAGAATAGCACACAAGTGTCATATAAGCAACAAATAACTATAAATTAAAAAATAAAATGTCTTTTAAGACACAAAATGTTGTTGACAATAATATTGTGATATGCTATTTTGTAAGTGTCCTAAACGACACAGTTTGACATAGTTTGACACAGGACAAATATAATAGAAAGGAAAAGCGCTATGGATAAATTCAAACTTGAATATGAAATGAAATCCAGGGGCATTACAGTTGAAAAGCTTTGCAATGACTTGAAATTGAGCAGATCGGCTTTTTATCGTAAATGCAATGGAAAATCTGAATTTACACAAAGTGAGATTCAGAAAATCACAGACTATCTTGGTTTAGAATCCCCAATGGGTATTTTTTTTACCAACAAAGTGTCCTAAAAGACACAGGAAATGATAATAGGTGACAGCAAATGATGTTAAGTGACAGAAAGGAAGTGAACAGATGGAAGATATGCTTTTGACTGTTCCTGAAGTTGCAGCAGTATTGAAAACTAATGTTGATTATGTTTACAAGCTGCAAAGAACAGGGCTGATCAAGTTCATGAAGATTGGCAGATTGAAGTGCAGAAGAAGCACATTGGAAGCCTTTCTTGAAAAATATGATGGATTTGATGTCAGCAATCCTGAACAAATCAAGGAACTGAAAGGATGTGAAGAATGAAAGTTGATAAAACATTGACCTTATTTTCATTAGCATTAGCAATCATTGTGATGATCATTGCAAACAAAAACACTGAACAAGCAGTGGAAGAACCAATTGAAATACTTTCATCAGGAAAGGTTTATGTGATTGAAGAATTTGAAGTGATTGATGAAGAAAATATCAAATCATATTTTGATTGTCAACTTTCCCAGGAAATTCAGGATCACATCTTCAAGACCTGTGAAGAATACAATGTTTCACCTGCTTTGGTTGTTGCAATGATCGAACAGGAAAGCCAATGCAATGCAAGCATTGTTGGTGATAGTGGGGCATCTGTTGGATTGATGCAGATTCAGGCAAGATGGCACAGGGCAAGAATGAACAAGCTTGGATGCAATGATCTTTCTGATCCTTATCAGAACATCACAGTGGGCATTGATTACATTGCAGAACTTCAAGCCAAGAATCCTGATTTGTATTGGGTTTTGATGGCATACAATGGCGGTGAAAAATACGCAAACAGCAGATATTCCAAGGGCAATTATAGTCAGTATTCAATCAACATTATGAACAGAATGAATGAATTGGAAGGTGATGAATCGTGATTGAAATGAAAATTATGAAGGATCATGAAGAATGGCTTGCCAATAGGCAGCGCATAGGCGGTTCAGATGCAGCATGCATCCTTGGGATGAATCCCTGGAAAACAAACATTGAATTGTGGCTTGAAAAGACAGGGCAATCAAAGGCTGAAGATATTTCAGAAAAACCATATGTGAAATATGGAACAAAAGCAGAAGCCCATTTGCGTGAACTGTTCAAGCTTGATTTCCCTGAATATGCAGTTGCCTATGAAGAAAACAACCTTTGGATCAATTCAGATTATCCATGGGCGCATGCATCCCTTGATGGATGGATTGCAGATCAGGAAGGCAGAATGGGAATTTTGGAAATCAAGACAACCAACATTCTTCAAAGCATGCAGAAAGAAAAATGGAATCACAGGATTCCTGACAATTATTATATTCAGATTCTTCACTATTTGATGGTGACAGGATTTGATTTTGCAATATTGAAAGCACAATTGAAATCTGAATTCAATGGTGAAATCTACTTGCAAACAAAGCATTACAAAATTGAAAGATCAGAAGTTGAAGCAGACATTGAATTTTTGCAATCTTCTGAAAGAAAGTTTTGGAAGCAGGTCCAGGATCAGAAAAGACCAGGACTGATTCTTCCCACAGTATAGAAAGGAATAAATCAATGGAATTAAAAATGAATGAATATCAGCTTCCTGAAAAGATTCTTTTCAATTATGAAGAACTTAAACAGGAACTGACAGAAAAGGTGAACATGTATGCATCAATTGTGTATACAGATGATCAGATTAAGGAAGCAAAGGCAGACAAGGCAAACTTGAACAAGCTGAAGAAGGCATTGAATGATGAAAGAATCAGAAGGGAAAGGGAATATTTGGTTCCTTTCAATGATTTCAAGACAAAGATCAATGAGATCATCAGCATCATTGACAAGCCTGTTGCAGTGATTGATCAGCAGGTGAAGGCATATGAAGAAAAGAAGAAGCAAGAAAAGCTTGATGAAATAACACAATTCTTCAATGCAACCAATCATCCTGAATGGCTTCACCTTTCCAAGATCATGAATGACAAATGGTTGAATGCATCAGTTTCAATGAAATCAATTCAGGATGAAATCAATGCAAGATTGGAACAGGTGGAAATTGACCTTGCCACACTGTCAAATTTGCCTGAATTCGGCTTTGAAGCTGTTGAAGTATATAAAACTACACTTGATGGAAACAAGGCTATAAATGAAGCGCAGAGAATGTCACAGATAGCAAAAGCAAAGGCAGAAGCAGAAGCAAAGAAGCAGGAAGAAGAATTTGCAAAGAATATGAATCCACCTGTTGAAGAAGCTGAAGCAACTGTTGCAGAAAATGCAACAACTGAAAAGCCAAAGCAGTGGATCAAGTTTGCAGCATTTCTGACAGTAGACCAGGCAAGGGAACTGAAGAAGTTCTTTGATGATAGGGCAATTGAATTCAAAGCGGTATAAGGGGGAAGGATCATGGATGAATTAAAGGAATTATTGGAACAGAAAATCTTCTTGTGTGCATCAAGCATCACAAAATTATCAACAGTTGAAAGTGATGCATATTCAGCATCAGCAGTTGAGCATCTGACAAAGGCTTTATTGAATATAGAGCAGATCAAAGAAAGGAAAGGTGAATGAGTAATGGCAACGCATAATCTTACAGACATTGTTTCAACAATAAATATTTCAAAATCTGAATATGAAGAACTTGTCAGAGAAAGCAACACATTGCGCATCATTGAAAATCTTGTATCAACAAAGAAATATGTTGATGCTGAAACATTAAGAAGTATTTTATCTATCAATCTTGAAGAAAGTGAAGGTGAAAAATAATGAGTGTTAATAACAGTTTGGCAAAAACAAATCAAAGATTAGGCATGACAGCCTTCTTGAACAGTGAAAAGGTGCTGATGAACATTGAACAGGCACTTGGAAAGGTGAACAAGCAGCGATTCATCACAAGTGTGATTTCAGCAGTGAACACAAATCCTGCATTGCAGGAATGCAGCAATGGATCAATTCTTTCAGCAGCACTTCTTGGCGAATCATTGAAGCTTTCACCAAGCCCACAGTTGGGGCAGTTCTACATGGTGCCATTCAATGACAAGAACAAAGGCAAGGTTGCGCAATTTCAGCTTGGATATAAGGGATATATTCAACTTGCTATCAGATCAGGACAGTACAAGAAATTGAATGTTCTTGCTATCAAGGAAGGTGAATTGGTCCGCTTTGATCCACTTAATGAAGAAATAGAAGTGAAGCTGATTGATGATGAAGAAGCCAGGGAAGCGGCTGAAACAATTGGATATTATGCAATGTTTGAATATACCAATGGATTCAGAAAAGCTTTGTATTGGTCAAAGAAGAAGATGGAAGCACATGCCCTGAAATATTCAAAAGGCTATCAGGCAAAGAAGGGCTTCACATTTTGGGAAAAAGATTTTGATGGCATGGCATACAAGACAATGTTGCGCCAATTAATCAGCAAGTGGGGCATCATGTCAATTGATATGGTTTCAGCTATGGATGCAGATATGGCAGTGATCAATGAAGATGGCACCAAAGAATATGTTGATAACATCCAGGATCAGGACATTGAAATCATTGATGCAGATGTGGTTGAAATTGAACCTGCTGAAGCAGCAGAAGAAGCACAGGATGCAGCAGCAGCCCTGTTTGGAAATTAAGAATGGAAGGTGACAGGCTATGAACAAAGTGATTTTGATTGGCAGATTGACTGCTGATCCTGAAGTGAGATATTCACAGGGTGAAAATGCAACAGCAGTTGCAAGATACAGATTGGCAGTTGATAGAAGATACAAGAAGGAAGGGGAACAGGAAGCGGATTTCATTTCATGTGTTGCTTTTGGCAAGAATGGTGAATTTGTTGAAAAGTTCCTGAAGAAAGGCATGAAGATTGGTGTTTCAGGCAGAATCCAAACAGGATCATATGAAAAGGATGGTGTGAAGCATTACACAACAGATGTGATTGTTGAAGAACATGATTTCTGTGAAAGCAGGGGATCAGGACAGGCAGCACAGACAACAGATGATGGCGGATTCATGGACATTCCAGGTTCAATTGATGATGAAATTCCTTTCAATTAGAAAGCAGGTGCAGCATGGGGAAAATCAACAGCAAGCAGAAGGGGGCAAGGTTTGAAAGAAGCCTTGCATCCAGGTTCAAGGAATATGGTTATGAAGCAAGAAGAACAGCGCAATATTGTGGAAACACAGGTGATGCATCTGATGTGGTTGGGCTTCCTGGAATCCATATTGAAGCAAAGCATCAGGAAAGAATGCAGCTTTATGAGTGGATGGCACAGGCAAAAAGGGATTCTGAAGGATCAGGGAAGCTTCCTGTTGTATTCCATAAGAAGAACAATGCAGAAATCCTGGTGACAATGGAATTTGAAGCTTTCATGGCTTTATATAACGAATGGCAAGCAGGACATTATTTGGAAGGGGATGATCTCAAATGAATAAATCAGAAGAATTGAACAACACTGCAGCACTTGTGAAATCAATCTTGGAAATGCATCCACAGGCAAGAAATTCAGACAATTATCTTTTCTATCTAGTATGCAAGACAATTGGCAGAAGAAATGGCATTGAAATTGATGAAATGTCAATGCCAAAATTCATGCTTCATTTGAAGGAATATGGATTTCCACAGTTTGAAACAGTGAGAAGAACCAGGCAGAAGATTCAGGCAGCACATTCAGAATTGGCAGGCAATAGCAAAGTTGAAGCACAAAGGCTGCTGAATGAAGAAAGCTTCAGGGATTTTGCAAGGGGGCATATATCATGACAACATATCAAAGCATGCTTCCACAATTTGTTGAAAGATTCAATGAATTGCTTGAAGAAAAGAATATAAGTGCAAAGAAACTTGCATTGGATATGGGTGTAAGTAAAAACACAGCATATGAATGGATTTGGAACAACAGGATCATGAACACAGTGAATTTCATGAACCTTTGCAAATATCTTGATGTGAATCCCTTGTGGCTTTATGGAATAAGCAATGAAAGAACATCTTTCATGGAAGTGGGGTGATTAGATGGCAGATGTTAAGTGGATTAAGATCACAACAGACATATTTGATGATGAAAAGATGCTGTTGATTGAAAGCCTTCCTGATGCACATGCAATCATTGTTGTTTGGTTCAAACTTCTTTGCCTTGCAGGGAAAATGAATAATAGCGGTGTGTTCATGATGAATGACAAGATTGCATATACAGACAAGATGCTTTCCACCATATTCAGAATGAAGGAATCAACAGTGCAACTTGCTTTGCAGACATTTGAGCAGTTCGGGATGATTGAAATGATTGATGGTGTGATCACTATTCCTAATTGGGGAAAGCATCAGAACCTGGATCAGTTAGAAGAAAAGAAGAAATACATGAAGGAATATATGCGGAATTATAGAGAAAAGCAAAAAAGTATTTCATGTAAAACTAACAATAAAACTAACAGTAAAGCTAATGTTAGCTTCCTAGAAGAAGAAAGAGAAGAAGAAGAAAAAGAAAGAGAAGAAGAAAAGATAAGATATAGAGAAATAGTTAATCTGTATCATGCCTGCTGCCCTTCTTATCCTGTGATCAAATCATTATCAGATGCCAGGAAGAAGGCAATCAAGGCAAGATTGAAAACATATTCCATGGATGATTTCAGGACATTATTTGAAAAGGCTGAAGCATCTTCATTCTTAAAAGGTGGAAATGATCGCAATTGGACAGCCACATTTGATTGGATGCTGAAGGATTCAAACATGGCAAAGATCATTGATGGCAATTATGACAACAGATCAGGAAGCCCAAAGAGTGTTTCAGGATATAGAAAGCAGACAAAGGCAGAAGAACTTGATGAATCATATGCAATGATGGCAAAGTGGGCTGATTCATAGAAAGGAAAGATATATGAAATCATTGGAAGAATTAAAAAAGGAAGGAAGGCTTTTGATTGGTCATACATCAATTGATGGTGGAAGTGGTGAAGTTCACATGCCTTCTTGGAAAGGAAGTGTGATTTGGTCATTTGATGGCGGTTGGGAACATGTATCAGTGGCACCAAGACAAAGAAGGATCACACCTTCATGGGATGATATGTGCAGGCTGAAGGATATGTTTTTTCATGAAGATGAATATGCCATTGAATTTCATCCTGCCAAAAGTGAATATGTGAACAATCTGCCCAATTGCCTTCATTTATGGCGGTATACAGAAGGGGAAATGCCTGTTCCCAATAGTTTGATGGTTGGGCTGAAAAAAGGGCAGGGAATAGCGGATATTAGGGCATATCGTGACAGCTTAATGAAAGGGTGATAAGGATGAACAAACAGGAATTCGCAACACTAGCAATGGCATTAAGAACCTATTATCCAAAAGAAAACCTGCTGCCAAACACACAAGCCATGGAATTATGGTTTCAACAGCTTCAGGATATTCCATACCAGGTTGCAGAAGCTGCACTGAATAAATGGGTTGCAACAAATAAATGGTCACCATCTATTGCAGAAATAAGGGAAAGTGCAGCAGAAGTTTCACATGGTGAAATTCCTGATTGGGGCAATGGTTGGGAACAGGTACTGATTGCAATCAGAAAATATGGATCATATAGGATTTCAGAAGCCATGGAATCCTTTGATCCTATAACCAGGCAATGTGTTGAAAGGCTTGGTTTCAAAAATATTTGCATGTCAGAAAACATTTCAACAGATAGGGCAAATTTTAGAATGATATATGAACAGCTTTCAGAAAGAAAGAAAAGGGAAAGTCAAATTTCAGTGAATTTGAAACAGTTGATCACAACCATTCAGCAGAAAGGGGATTTGAATGAAGGCTATAAACTACTTGAAGCAGATTAAGAAGATGGATGCAAAGATTGATGCTGATATTGAAGAACTTGCAACACTTGAAGCCCTTGCAACAAAGACAACTGCTGCCATGGGTGATGAAAGGGTTCAATCTTCAGGATCACAGCAGAAGATGGAAGCAGCAGTGATCAAGATTGTTGCATTGAAGGACAAGATCACAGATGAAATTGACAGATTCATAGAATACAAGGATCAGGCAAGGCAATTGGTCCATGATTCATGTGATGAAGATTGCATCAGCCTTCTGACCAAAAGATATTTTGGTGTGTATGATTCCACAAAGGGAAGAACTGTATATAAGACATGGGAACAGATTGCTGTTGAATTGTCCTTTTCCTATCAATGGGTGTCAGATGGATTGCATCAAAGGGCATTGTCACAGCTTCAGAAAGCATTGGATGAAAGGGAAGAATGATGGAAAAAAAGGTTTGCAGGGATTGTGGCAAGGAATTGCCGCTTGATCAATTTTACAAGACCAAAAGGTCAACAGGTAGGTATGAAATAAATGCACAATGCAAAGCATGTGTGAAGGTGTATAGAGCAAGATTGAAAACACCAAGAACAGGGGAAGAAGAAACAGCAAGATTTGATCTTGCTGAAAAGCCAAAGAAGAAGCGCAAGAAGAAACAAAGCAATTATGATCTTATAAATGAAGCACAGATTGAAGCGGCTGCACATGGCATGACATATGGACAATGGGAAGGGCAGAAATATTTGAAGCGGCTGAAGGCAGAGCAGATGGGAGGTAATAAAAAATGATGGACAGCTTAGCAAAAGAAATGATTGATGAATTTTGGGAATTTGTAAAAGAACATATTGAAGAATTTTTTGTTGAACCAAGAGAAAAGGAAAAAGATACCTATATTTGGATGTCATTTGATGTTCTTGATGATTTTTGCCGTGAATATCAAGGGTTATGCGAAGAAAATGGGTTTGATGTAACACTTATGATGGGTTGTGTGCATACAAAGGCTTCTGATTTGTTTTGGGGATATGGCATTGAGGATTATTTGGATGTATGGAAAAAAAGACCAAGAAATATAGAACGCAAAAAAGAGTGGGGAGAAAATTTAAGGTAGATAATAGCAGAGGAAATGAAGGCGGTGAAGAATGACAATTGATGATTTGATTTGTGAATATGAAACTGATGCAGCTATTTGGGAACATGCAATGTGTGATCCTGATGATTCAGAAAAAGCAAGGCTTTTGTGGCAGCAAAAATGGGAACATGCAGAAGAAGTGCTGAAGCTTCTGAAAAACATCAGGGCAGAAGTGGTTGATGAATTTGTTAAAACAAAGACTGACACTTTGAAATGGTTGATAAAAAGACAAGCAGAAGGTTATGGCACAAGTAATGGCGAATTGCTTGATCATATTTATGAGATAGCAGAGAAGATGAAGAAAGGCGGTGCCAATGCTTGAAATATTATTTGGATGGATGTTCAAGCCTTCCTATGGTTATACCTTCAGGGATTGGGTTGTTCTAACAGTGGAACATTTGATTGTGATCTTTATTATATATTCATTGGTATTGATTGCAATTGGGATCAAAGCAATGTTTGATCAGAAAGGGGATTGATCATGGTTCATATAATTGATGATGAAGTGAAATTCATGAAAGAAATCACACTTGATGATGTGAAAAGGATTCATGATCATTTTGGAACCAGGGATGCAACAGGCAAGGTTCACTGTTCAATGTGCCCTTTTGGTCAGAAGCTAGGTTCATATCATTTCAATTGTTCTGTTGAAAAGATATTGAAGAAGATTGCCACAGGAAATGATGATAAGTGATAAAAAAAGAAAAACACTTGATAGAAGTTGATATTTTAAAAGTGGTATTATGTAAAATGAAAGAGATATGAAAAGCACTGTTTCCATTGGCGGTGCTTTTTATATTGCCTATCAGGTTTCAATGCCTGGTAGGCTTTTTTATTACAGAAAAGGAAAGAAGGTGTTGCAGGATGGCAGAAATGACAGCCAAACAGCAAAGGTTCTGTGATGAATACCTGATTGACCTGAATGCAACACAAGCTGCAATAAGGGCAGGTTATTCAAAAAAATCAGCAAGGCAGATGGCAAATGAAACATTGTCAAAACCTTACATCAAAGAATATATAGAAGCCAGGATGGCAGAAAAAGAAAAAACACTGATTGCAGATCAGGATGAAGTGCTGAAGTATTTGACTTCTGTTTTGCGTGGTCAAAGTCAATCAGATGAAATTGTGGTTGAAGGCACAGGTGAAGGATGCAGTGAAGCCAGGACCATTCAAAAAGGACCTTCAGAAAAAGACAAATTGAAGGCTGCTGAACTACTAGGCAAAAGATATGGGATATATACAGACAAGATTCAGGCTGATGTTGTCATTCCTGTGTTTAGTGGGGAAGATGATCTTGAAGAATAGTCATGGAAACAGAAGGCTTCAGCAGAAAAGAAGAAGGGAAAGGCTGAAGAAACTTCCAAAACCTGAAAAGAAAAAAGAACTATATCAGCTTATTGATGGCAATATGTCATATTATCCTGTTGCATATTGTAGGCATCACAAAGGATGGTTGTCACAGGGGCTGATCATAACACATAGATGTGTTGAAAGACACTGCAATGGATATGAAGGGGAAGAAGCTGATCAACTATGATAAGAAAAGAATTGATAAAGCTTCCCTTGTTAGTAGGCAAAGGATATAAGGCTTTTTGGAATTTCAAGGGCAGATATAGAGTTGTAAAGGGAAGCCGAGCATCCAAGAAATCAAAAACAACAGCATTATGGTATATATACAACCTTATGAAATATAAGGATGCCAATTTGCTTGTTATAAGAAAGACAGGAAGAACACTGAAGGATTCCTGCTATACAGAATTGAAATGGGCAGCCAAAAGGCTGCATGTTGAACATTTGTGGGATTTTACACTTTCCCCATTGCAGGCAACATATATTCCAACAGGTCAAAAGATATACTTCAGGGGATTGGATGATCCATTGAAGGTCACATCCATAACAGTTGATGTTGGTTGCCTTTGTTGGATGTGGATTGAAGAAGCCTATGAAGTAATGAAGGAAGATGATTTCAATGTGCTTGATGAATCAATTCGTGGTGAAGTGCCTGATGGTTTATTCAAGCAGATCACATTGACATTCAATCCATGGAATGAACACCATTGGATCAAGAAAAGGTTCTTTGATCCTGAACCTGATCCTGATGTATTAGCAATCACAACCAATTATCTTTGCAATGAATGGCTTGATGCTGCTGATATAAGAGTATTTGAAACAATGAAGAAGAACAATCCAAGAAGATATGCTGTTGCAGGTCTTGGTGGATGGGGTATTGTTGATGGGCTTGTATATGAGAATTGGAAAGAAGAAGCCTTCACACTAAATGATATAAAAGCATGTAAAACCGCAGCAGGTTTGGATTTTGGATATACCAATGATCCTACTGCTTTTTTTATTGGCTTTATAGATACAGAAAACAAGAAGCTTTATGTGTGGGATGAAATATATCAGAAGGGCATGTCCAATAAGAAGATATATGAAGCCATACAAGAAGCAGGATATGTCAAGGAAAGGATCACAGCGGATTGTGCTGAACCAAAGTCAATTGATGAACTAAAAGGCTATGGATTGAAGGTGAAAGGTGCTGAAAAGGGCAAGGATTCCATCAAGAATGGTATTCAGTGGATTCAGGACCTTGAAATCATCATTCATCCAAGGTGTGTGAACTTCCTGACAGAAATCAGCAATTATACATGGGATAAAGATAAATTTGGAACAAAGCTGAATGTTCCAATTGATGATTTCAATCACTTGATGGATGCCATGCGTTATGCGCTTGAACAGTTCATCAAGGGCAACAAATGGATGTACTAAAGATAACCATAATAAATTGAAAGAAAGAAGGTTGTCTTTTATGCCAATTATTGAAGCAAGAGTTGAAAACAAGGTTATCACATTAGATGATACAGTGGTTGTTTGCAATAACAATGATTATCAGATGCAGTTCACATTGGATGAACAGTTTGCAGCACTGAACAATTTGAAGTGCAGATTCATATTTGGTGATGAATACCAGGATGCGAATGTCAGTAATGGCATTTGTGATGTTCCTGAATTTCAGAATATGGAAGAAGTGAAGGTTGGTGTATATGGCAATGGAAGCCATGGCATCAAGATCACATCCACATATGCAATTATGAAATGCAGGCATTCAATTAAGTGTGAAACACCTGCTGAATCATAGAAAGGGAAGAAAGATGCTAACAATTGAAGAAGTTAAGAAGTTCATTGATGATGATTATGAATCTAATAAAAAGAGATTTGCAAGAAAAGGTCAAGCATACTATGAAGGGGATCATGATATAAGACAATATAGATTGTTTTATTACAATGCAGATGGAAAGATTGTTGAAGATACAACAAGATCAAATATAAAAATCCCACATCCATTCTTTACAGAATTGGTTGATCAGGCTGTTCAATACATACTATCAGGCAAGGATGGTTTTGTGAAATCTGATATTCCTGAATTGCAAACAGAATTGGATGCATATTTCAATGACAATGAAGATTTCACAGCAGAACTTTCAGAAGTTCTGACAGGATGCCAGGCAAAGGGCTTTGATTATATGTATGCATACAAGAACAAGGAAGGAAAGCTTTCTTTCATGCGTGCAGATTCAATTGGTGTTGTTGAAGTTGAAGCAAGGTTTGCAAGTGATGAACAGGATCACATGATCTATTGGTACATTGACAAGATCGACAAAAACAATAAAAAGGTGAAAAGAATTCAGGTTTGGGATGAAAAGCAAACATATTATTATATGCAGATTGACAATGGTGCATTGATCCCTGATAAGTTTGAAAAGATCAATCCTAAACCACATACCATATACACAAAAGAAGGGGATGATTCAACCTATTATGAAGGCTTTGGATTCATTCCTTTTTTCCGTTTGGACAACAACAAGAAACAGTTCAGTGGATTGAAAACAGTCAAGGATTTGATTGATGATTATGATCTTATGGCATCAAGCTTGTCAAATAACCTTGTTGATTTTGACACACCAATCCATGTTGTGAAGGGCTTCCAGGGTGACAACCTTGATGAACTTCAACAGAATCTGAAAACAAAGAAGATGATTGGTGTTGATGAAGATGGCGGTGTGGAAGTTCACACAGTTGATGTTCCATACCAGGCAAGACAAGCAAAACTTGATCTTGATGAAAAGAACATATATAGATTTGGAATGGGCTTGAACACAGCAGGCTTGAAGGACACAGCAGCCACAACAAATGTGGCAATCAAAGCAGCCTATTCATTGCTTGATTTGAAGTGTTCAAAGCTTGAAATCAGATTGAAGCAGTTCATGCGCAAGATCATGAAGCCTGTCATTGATGAAGTGAATGATGTGAATGGCACAGATTTTCAGATGAAAGATGTATATTTCACATTTGATCATGAGATCATGAGCAATGCCCAGGAAAATGCACAGATTGAGTTGATAGAAGCACAGCGCAAACAGGTTGAAATCAATCTTCTTTTAAGTCTTGCAGCACAGCTTGACAATGAAACATTGATGCAGCTTATCTGTGAACAACTTGATCTTGACTATGATGATATAAAAGGCAAGCTTCCTGATCCTGATGAAGCAGCAAATTCATTGAAGGATGCACAGGGGGCATTGAATGATCTTCAGGTTGAAGATGAAATGGTGAATGAATAATGAATAAAAGGCAAAAAGAAGTGCATCAAGCCTTCCTAGACAATGAAAAAGAAGTTTTGGAAATGCTAGAAGATAACTACAAAGATGCAATTGCTGAAATAGATGAAAAAATTGCGCTTCTTTTAGGCAGGCAAGATGCTGACATGCAAAATGTCATATATCAAGTTGAATATCAGAAAGCATTGAAAGGACATGTTGAAGGCATATTGACACAGCTTCAATCAAATGAGTTTCAAACAGTGTCACAATATCTTCAAAAAGCATATGAAGATGGCTTCATTGGTGCCATGTATGATATGCAGGGGCAGGGTGTTCCATTAGTGATTCCAATCAATCAGGAAGCAGTTGTGGCAGCTATACAACATGAAACAAAGCTTTCTGAAGATTTATACACAGCACTTGGAAAGGACACAAAGAGATTATCCAAGCAGATTGCAGCAGAAATCAGCAGGGGCATTTCAAACAATGCAACATATGAAGAAATAACAAGAAACATTGCTAGTTTTTCAAATATCCCTATGAATAATGCCGCAAGGATTGCAAGAACAGAAGCCCACAGGATTCAATGCAAAGCAACAGCAGATGCACAGTTCAGGGCAAAGGAAAAAGGTGCAGATGTTGTGAAGCAGTGGGATTCCTTCCTGGATGGCAAAACAAGAAGTTCCCACAGGCATCTTGATGGTCAGATCAGGGAACTTGAAGAACCATTTGAAGTGAATGGCAAGGAAGCCATGCAGCCAGGTGGTTTTGGTGATCCTGCTGAAGATATAAATTGCAGATGTGCATTGCTGCAAAGGGCAAGATGGGCAGTGGGCAATGATTTCACCAAGTATGACAGGGAAACAGGTGACATTGTTGAAATCAAAGCCAAAGATTATGATGATTTCAAGAATAAGTATAAGAAGCAATCAGAATTGGTCCGAAGTAGCGCACAAAAGAAGAAAGGCAAAGTCATTGAATTAAACAAATATGAATTTGAAGGAAATACATATGAAGTAGATGGCAAGCATGTCATATTAGACAATACAAAACATGAAAAAGATATTGCACAGCTTCTTGCAAAAGAATTGGGTGCAGAAGTTCAGATGGTTCCTAGGGTTGTATATCCACAGGGCATTTCTACACCTGATTATATTATTGATGGAAGGAAATATGATCTGAAAGAACCAACAGGAAGCGGCAAGAATGTATTGTATAACATGATAAACAAAAAGAAGAAACAAGCAGATAATTTTGTTTTTGATGTTTCAAAATGTCCGCTTGAATTTGATCAGATTGAAGAACAGATCAAGGGGATATATTCTTCATCACATACAACTTTTGTCAATGACATCATAGTTGTGAAGGATGAAGCGGTTAAGAAAAAATATAAAAGAGAATAAAAAAATGGAACCAATGATCAGCACAAAGGGTGCCAAGGTTGGTTCCATCAAAGAATTCTTCTTGATATTATATTAAGATAATTTGATGAAAAAGTCAATAAAATCAGGACATTTTGCAGATTCTGCAAGGTGTCCTTTTCTTATGCAATTAAAAGAAAGGAAGGGTGAAGATCATGGATATTATGCAGATAGGAACAGTGGTTTCAATTGTAGTGATCACATATCTGATTGGTATTGCTTGCAAGCAGGTTCCAAAGGTGAAGGATGAATGGATTCCTGTGATTGTAGGTGTTGCAGGTGGCATCCTTGGTGCCATTGGAATGTTTGTGATCCCTGATTTCCCTGCAAATGACATAATGAATGCCATTGCAGTTGGTATTGTGTCAGGATTGGCATCAACAGGTGTGAATCAGGTTTACAAGCAGATCAAGAAAGGGGCTGAATAGAATGGCAAAGAAGAAAAAAGAAGATATTGAACTTGATGTTCTTTCAGCAGAATCAGAAGAAGAACTTTCAAATGGATTGGAAGAAGGTGAAGGAAATGAGCAATAGCAGCCTAGTGAACTACACAAAGCTTTCCCCAAACTGTTCAAAGCCAAGAAACAACACAATCAAGAAGATCACCATTCATCACATGGCAGGAAATCTTTCTGTTGAAACATGTGGCAATGTGTTTGCACCAACAAGCAGACAAGCATCTTCTAATTATGGCATTGGTACAGATGGCAGGGTTGGATTGTATGTTGAAGAAAAGAACAGATCATGGTGTTCGTCAAGTGCTGCAAATGACAATCAGGCAGTGACAATTGAAGTTGCCAATTGCAAAGGCGCACCGAATTGGGAAGTGTCTGATGCAGCATACAACAAATTGATTGATCTATGTGTTGATATATGTTATCGCAATGGAATCAAGCAGCTTAATTGGACAGGGGATGCAACAGGAAATTTGACATGTCATTACATGTTCGCTGCCACAGCTTGCCCAGGACCTTATTTGAAGGCAAGAATGCCTGAAATAGCAGCAAAGGTGAATGCAAGGTTAGGTGCAGCACCTGCACCAAGCAATGCCATTGAATACAAGCAGTATTCAAAGGAAGAATTCATTGAAAAGATTGCAGGCTATGTGAACAAGTTTAGAAAAGACTATGGAATCATGGTTGCAAGCCCAATAATTGCCCAAGCTTGCCTTGAAAGTGCATATGGAACAAGCAACAAGGCAAAGCACAACAACTATTTTGGCTTGAAGTATAGGGCTGACAGATGCCCAACAGCTTGTGGAAGATTCATTGATGGTTCAGCAGAACAGAACAAGGATGGATCATATGTGCCTATAACAGATCAGTGGTTTGAATTCCAAACCATGGAACATGGTGTGAAGGGATATTTTGATTTCATAAACATCCTAAATTATAAGAATTTGAAGGGTGTCACTGATCCTGAAACATATTTGAAGAACATCAAGGCAGATGGCTTTGCCACAAGCTTGAAATATGTTGACAATGTGATGAATGTGATCAAGGAATGGAATCTGACAAAGTATGATGAAGCAGTTGTTCCAACACCTGAACCTGAACCAACACCTGAACCAACAAGCAAGCTTCCTTATTTGGTGAAGGTCACAGCAAATGTTCTGAATGTAAGATCAGGACCAGGAACAGGATATAAGATCAACAGAGATGTGAAAAAGGATGAAGTATACACAATTGTTGAAGAATCAGCAGATGGTGAATGGGGCAAGTTGAAATCAGGTGCAGGATGGATTTGCCTGAAGTATACAAAGAAAAATAATTAAGGCATCCATAGGGTGCCTTTTTATATGCCTTGAAGGTGGCATTTATACCTTCAAAATATGTCCTGTCGAATGACATTAAAACTAGGCTTGTCAGTGGTGATCCCACATTTAAAAACGTAGACAAAAGAAAGGAAAAAGATATGGATTTTTTAAAAGAGATTTTAGGTGAAGAACTTTTCAAGCAGATTGAAGAAAAGATCAATGCCCACAATGGTGATGAAGCAAACAAGGACAAGCAAATCAAGCTTGCCAATCTTGCAAGCGGTGAATATGTTGGCAAGGGCAAACATGAAGCCCTGGAAGCATTGCTGAAGGGCAAGGAAACAGAATTGACAACAGCCAATGGTTTGATTGCTGAATTGAAGAAGGGTACCAAAGGCAATGAAGAACTTCAGAAGAAGATCACTGATTATGATGTTCAGGTTGCTGATCTTCAAAAGCAGCTTCAGGAAACAAAGGTGAAAGCCGCAATCAAGGTTGCTTTGCTTTCTGAAAAGGCAGTTGATGTTGATTATCTCACATTCAAATTGAATGAAAAGCTGAATGAAAAGGGTGAAGCCTTGGAACTTGATGAAAATGACAATATCAAAGGATGGGATGATAAGCTTTCAGGATTGAAGGTGCAGTTCCCAACAATGTTTGAATCTTCTGCATCAGGTGATAAGAAGATTCAGGAAAACAAGCTTCCTGAAGGTGATGGCGGTGGAAAACCTGAACCATCAAGCCTTGCAGAAGCACTTCAGATGCAATATGAAACAAATAATTAATTGAAAGGTTAAAAAGGTGAATTATTATGGCTATGACATTAGCAGACATGAAAGTCGGTATGAGCGACAAGGTAGCACAGCAGGTTGTTGATATTTTTTTAAGAGAATCAGAGATTCTTCAGTTATTATCTTTTGATAACTGTGTAAGCCCACAGGGCGGTTCAACACTTACATATTCTTATATGCAGAAGAAGCTTCCTTCTGTTGCTGCTTTCCGTACACTTGGCAACAACTACAATGGCAGTGAAGCAACAATGGAAAGAAAGACTGCTGACCTTAAAATTTTCGGTGGTAAGTTCTCTATGGATCGTGTTCTCAAGCAGGCTGAAGGCAAGTACAACAACATGGCATTTCAGATGCAGGAAAAGATTCTTGCTGCAATTTCTCTTTTCCATTACACACTTGTTAATGGTGATGCAACAACACATGCAGAAGAGTTTGACGGACTTGACAAGATGCTTGCAGGCACATCAACAGAGTATGGCACAGCAGCAGCAATTGACATTTCAACAATGGCAAACTTAAAGAACAATGCAGATCAGTTATATGAGGAACTTCAGAACCTTATCAAGAACACAAAGGCTGATGCCCTTCTTATGAATACTGCTATGATCAGCAAGATTCAGACAATGGCAAGAATCCTTGGTTACAAGACAGAAACTGAAGAAGCATTTGGCAAGAAGGTCACATCAATGGATGGTGTAAGATTCATGGACCTTGGCAACCATTACACAGTTTCAAGCAGCACAGTGACAGCAAATTCTTGTGTTCCTGCAAACATCACAAGATCAGTTGGTGGCGCATCAACAACAGGCTTAACAGACATCTATGCAGTTAAGTTTGATGTGAATGATGGCTTCCATGCTGCTTCACTCACAGGCAACAGCGCAATTTCACAGTATATTCCTGATTGGAACACACCTGGTGCTGTTAAGGATGGTGAAGTTGAAATGGTTGCAGCTACTGTTCTAAAGAACACAGCACATGCAGGTGTTTTAAGAAACATCAAGATTCAGTAATTTGGATCAGATCAATGGCGGTGGCAATAGCTGCCGCCTATTTTATAAAAAGAAAGGTTAGGTGCTATATATGGCAGCAAAGAGTGAATCAAAGGAAAAGATGTATGTTGTGAAGGTTGCAGCAAATCCATCTTATTGTGGAATTGGTGCAGGCGGTGTTCAGTTCGCAAATGGTCAGGCAATTATAGGTGAAGGAATCCTTGTGGATTGGTTCAAAGAGCATGACGGATATGAAGTATCTGAACAGTAATGGAAGGGGGGAATCCCTGTGATTATTACAGTTGAAGATGCAAAGAAATATATATCAACAACAGATTCAGATGAAGTGCTTGAATCAAAGCTTCAGGCACTTGAACTGTTGATCAGGAAATATACCAACAATAACTTTCAAAAAAGAAGCATTCGCACTGAATGTGCGGTTTTATCACAGAAGTTGTTCACAGATTATCCACTGTTTTCAGTGGGTGACACTGTTCAGATTTCCCAATCAACATACAATGATGGAATATATGTGATCAAAGAAATTGCAGATGGTTTCATTGAATTAGATGCTAATTTGCTTGATGAACCTAGAATCCTGATCACAAAAGTGGAATATCCACATGATGTGCAGATTGGTGCAGTGAACATGCTGAAGTGGGAATTGCAGAATCGTGACAAAGTAGGCATCCAATCAGAAGCCATTTCAAGGCATTCTGTGACCTATTTCAACATGGATGGTGACAATTCTATTATGGGCTTTCCAAAGTCGCTGTTGGGCTTCCTAGTGCCTTACAAGAAGGCTAGATTCTAGGGGGTGTTGTGATGATAGGTGGCAACATAACAGGAATCATTCAGGTGAATCAGGGAACAGGCTACAATGTCATAGGTGAAAGGGAAGATGCATGGACAGATGTTCAAAGCATCAAAGGATGGCTTGATCTTTCTTCAGGTGATTCAAAATATACAACCTATAATGCCAAGATTCAGGAATCAACACATGTTTTTGTGTCAGATTATGTTTCATTGAATGCTTCAATCAAAGCTGAAAATAGCCGCATGGTTATTGAAGGCAAAAGATATGATGTGATGCTGATTGATGATCCTATGGAACTACACAAGCAGCTTGAAATCTATCTGAAGTACACAGGGGGGCAATAAAATGGCAGTTGAATTCACTGACAATAGCATCAAGGTGAAAGCAGCATTGGATGATGCTGCAATTGCATTTCTTTATGAAATTGGTGGTGAAGCAGAAGCACAGGTCAAAAGAAATGTTCCACCTGGTCAATGGTATGCACAGCAAAAAAACAATTGGACATATAAAGTTGATGAAAGCAAGCATGAAGCAATCATTGGAAATCCAATGCAGCAAAGCTTGTGGACTGAATATGGCACAGGTGAATTTGCTTTGCATGGTGATGGCAGAAAAGGCTATTGGGTATATGTGAAAGGATCAGATGGATCAGAATCTTCACATGGCGGCAAATCGTACACATTAAGTGAAGCAAAGCGGATTGTTGCCATGATGCGTGGTGATGGACTAGATGCACACTATACCAAAGGACAAGAAGCAAAAAGACCATTGTTCAAAGCCCTGGAATCAATAAAGGGTGTTATTGAAGCAAGGGCAAAAACAATATTCAGTGGAAGGATGAATTGATGAGTATTGAAGCAATTGGGCTTGTTCAAGCAAGGCTTCATTCCCTTGGAATCAATTATGAATTTGGTACATGGACCAATGATCCTATATATCCATATTTTGTGGGTGAATATCAGGAATCAGAATCCATGACAGAAGATGGATTGCAGGAAAGCACATTCATTCTGAATGGCTTCCATAGGGGAAAGTGGCTTGAATTAGAACAGGTCAAAGATCAGATTGAAAAAACATTCAAAGATGGTGAAATGATAATCACTGCATCAGGATCAGGGGTTGTCATTAGTTATTCTGACAGTTTGATCATACCAACAGGGGATGCAGAACTGAAAAGAATTCAAATCAATTTAAAAATTAAGGAATGGAAGGTGAACTAAATGAAAGAAGGAAAGAATGGTGTAACAGCTAATACACCAAAGAACATTATGTTTGGTGCAGGTACAATTCACAAGGGTTTGAAGTTTGCAGATGGTGCATGGAATTTTGCTGCTTCACTTTATGGCGCAACATCAGGCGGATCAAAGATTTCAATTATTCCTGAGATCACAAAGATTGAAGTGGATGGCGCACTTGTTGCAACAAAGGGCTTGACACAGAAAACAGGCGAAACAGCAACAATGGAAATCAACTTCATTGAACTTACAAAGGACATTATCAAGACAGCAGCCATTGCAACAGATGGCACATCTGCTGATGTCAATTATGATGTGATTGAATCAAAGGCAAGCATTGAAGAAGGTGATTATCTTGACAACATTGCCTTTGTAGGAAAGACACTTGATGGCAGAAACATCATTGTTATTATGGACAATGCGCTTTGCACATCAGGTCTTGAATCAGAAGGCAAGAACAAGGAAGGTGCAGTTGGAACATACACCTTTGAATGCCATGCTGAATTAGACAGTGATCTTGATACACTGCCATGGCATATCTACTATCCAAAGGCACTTGGTTAGTCAATAACAAATAATATATGATAGGTGCTGCATGAAATATGGCAGCACCTTTTTAATTTAATGAAAGGAACAATGGAAATGGAAACAATTGAAAAGAAATATGAATTAAGGGAATTACAGTCAAAAGACATGTTCCCTATGTTTAGAGTAATAAACAAAATAGGTGTGAAGGAATTCAAGGCATGTTTTGAAGCTGATGAAGTGAAGAATGCAATGTCAGCAATAACAAACAAGCAGGAAAGCGCAAATCTTGAAGCTATTGGATTGCAGGTCATGATTGAACTAGCTTCTGTTGTTATAAGCCACATTGGTGATGCTGAACAAGAAATATATGCATTTCTTTCAGGATTGTCAGGAATGAGCAAAAAGGAACTTGAAGAACTTGACATGATCACCTTCACAGAAATGATTGTTGATGTATTCAAGAAGGAAGAATTCAAGGATTTTTTTGGGGTTGTTTCAAAATTGTTCAAATAGGTGACATTGATTTCATGGATTTGCTATTCAAAAGATATGCAAATCCTTTTCAATTATTAGATGAAATGATTGCATCAGGCAGAATGCTTGAATTCATTGAAAGGATCGCAAAGATTCAAAGTGATGAAAATGAACACAACACATTGTGGGAATTCTTTCTTCATAAGGTTTACAACAAAACCTATGCAGAATTTTTGCGTGAAAACAAGATTCAACATGAACCGCCTGAACAGGCAATTGATTTTGAAGCAACTATCAACGATTCATTCAGTATGTTGCAGGGTTTTTGCCCTGAATAAGAAAGGATTGCTTTATGGAATTGTTTAAGCTAATGGGAACAATAGCAATAGACAATACAAAAGCAAACACAGCCATTGATGAAACAACACAAAAGGCAAAGGGATCAGAAAATGAAACATCAAATGCCTTCAAGAAGATTGGCGGTGCTGCAAGCACTGTTGCAAAGGGAATTGGTGTTGCAGGTGCAGCCATTGGTGGTGCTTTCATTGGTGCGGTAGAAGGTACAAGAGAATATAGAACAGAAATGGGAAAGCTTGACACAGCTTTCACAACAAATGGGCATTCAACAAAGGATGCCACAAAAACTTATCAGGCATTGCAATCTGTACTTGGTGAAACTGATGTTTCTGTTGAAGCTGCAAATCATCTTGCAGTTTTGACAAACAATTCAAAGGACCTTAACAAATGGACAGATATTTGCACAGGTGTTTTTGCAACCTTTGGTGATTCATTACCAATTGAAGGATTGACAGAAGCAGCGAATGAAACAGCCAAGGTTGGACAAGTCACAGGACCATTGGCAGATGCCCTGAATTGGGCAGGAATCAGTGAAGATGAATTCAATGAAAAGCTTGAAAAGTGTTCAAGTGAACAGGAAAGACAAAAACTGATCATGAACACACTTAATAAAACATACAAGGATGCATCTGATACATACAAGAAAACCAACAAAGATGTTATTGATGCCAATGCAGCCAATGAAAAGCTTTCAAGCACAATGGCAAAGCTTGGTGAAGTTGGTGAACCAATCATGACAATCATCAAGAATGCAATTGCATCCATGGCAGAAAAGGCAATTCCTGTGATTGAAGATTTGGGAATCAAGATTCAGGATATGATCAAATGGTTCCAGGAAAATGGTGAAAAGGTTCAATTTTGGGCAGGCTTGGTTGGAATTGCCACAGCAACAGCAGCAGGATTTGTGCTTGTTCTTACATGGTCAACAATTATGAGTAAGGCAGCAAAAGCCATTGAAGTTGTCACAATTGCAATAAAAGCCTTGAACATTGCCATGAAGGCAAATTGGATTGGATTGATTGTGACAGCCATTGTTGGACTTGTAGCAGCTTTCATTTATTTATGGAACAACTGTGATGCATTCAGGGAATTTTGGATTGCTTTTGGAAATGGAATCAAGGATGTTGCCCTGGCTGTTTGGGATGGCATTGTGGCAATCTTCAAATGGTCTGTTGAACATATCAAAATGGGATGGGCAGGAACAGTTGATTTCTTCAAGGGTGTATGGGATGGCATTGCAAATGTATTCAGTGCAGTTGGCACATGGTTTGCTGATCATTTCAGAATGGCTGTTGATGGTATAAAGGCAGCATGGAACACAGTGACAGGATTCTTTCAGGGCATATGGGATGGAATCAAGGCTGTTTTTGCAGCAGTGATCACATTCTTCCAGGGTATTTTTCAAGGTGCATGGAATGCTGTCACAATAGCATGGAATTTTTACAAGACATATTTCACTGCTGTTTGGAATGGAATCACAGCAATTTTCAGCACTGTTGTTTCATGGTTCACAAGCATATTTAAAAGGGCTTGGGAAGGTGTGAAGATCACATGGAATCTTGCAAAAAGCTTCTTCCAAAGTATATGGAAGGGAATCACATCAGTTTTCAGTGTGGTTGGAACATGGTTCAAAAATAAGTTTCAAAGCGCATGGACAGGCATCAAGAATGTCTTTTCAGGTTGGGGAAGCTTCTTCAGTGGTTTATGGTCAAAGATTAAAAACAAATTTGGATCAATTGGCACATCAATTGGTTCAACAATGGGAAATGCAGTGAAATCAGGCATGAATGCAGTGATTAAGGGTGTTGAAAATACAATCAATAAGGGCATAAGCTTGATCAATAAAGCAATAGGGCTTGCAAATAAGCTGCCAGGAATAAATGTTGGAAAGGTTCCAACATTAAAACTGCCTAGACTTGCAAAAGGTGGAATATTAGAGCAAGGGCAAGTGGGAATCCTAGAAGGATCAGGCGCAGAAGCGGTTGTTCCATTAGAGAAAAACAGGAAGTGGATTTCTAGTGTTGCCCATGAATTTGAAGATATACAAAAGACAAAGCATTCTATTGATGAAGATGGAATGATAAAACAATTGAATAAAATCATAGAACTATTAGAAAACTTGCTTGATGTGAATGTCTATCTTGATTCAGGCGCATTGGTTGGTGAATTAGCACCTGCCATTGATGTGCGACTTGGTAAGACATACACGAACATGAGCAGGGGAAACACACGATAAACACACGCAAAACGCATGCGTGTGTTTTTTTATGCACTAAAGAAAGGGGGTGCCATGAAATAAATGGAACTTTTCAAACTTGTTGGAAAAATTATGCTTGATGGTGTTGAAAGTGTCAAAAGCAGCCTTGAAGAAGTTTCAAACAAAGCAGCAGCAGTTGGTGATAAGTTCACCAAAACAGGTGAAAAATTAAGCAGTGCAGGGCAGAAGCTGATGCCAATCACACTTGCAGTTGGTGGGCTTGCAACAGCTATTGTCAAAACATCTGCTGATTTTGAAGCAGGAATGTCACAGGTTGCTGCAATTTCAGGTGCAACAGGTGAAGATTTAGAAGCACTCACAGAAAAAGCAAAAGAAATGGGTGCAAAAACAAAGTTTTCTGCCACAGAATCAGCAGAAGCATTGAACTATATGGCAATGGCAGGTTGGAAAACTGATCAAATGATTGGCGGTCTTGAAGGAATTATGAACCTTGCGGCTGCATCAGGTGAAGATTTGGCAACAACATCTGATATTGTAACAGATGCATTGACAGCTTTTGGCATGACAGCAGAAGATTCATCACATTTTGCAGATATACTTGCAACAGCATCTTCAAATGCAAATACAAATGTATCAATGATGGGTGAAACATTCAAATATGTTGCGCCTGTTGCAGGTGCGCTTGGTTTTAGTGCTGAAGATTGTGCAACAGCAATTGGTTTGATGGCGAATGCAGGAATCAAGGGATCACAGGCAGGAACATCCCTTAGAAGTATGTTCACAAGACTTGCTGCACCACCAAAGGAATGTGCAGAAGCAATGGATGCCTTAGGGATTTCAATCACAAACAGTGATGGATCAATGAAAGACTTGAATGAAGTCATGGGGGATTTGCGAAAAGCATTTGATGGACTTGGTGAAGCTGAAGCGGCTGAAATGGCAAAGAACCTTGCAGGACAGGAAGCCATGTCAGGACTTCTTGCAATCGTCAATGCAAGTGAAGAAGATTACAACAAATTGTCAGATGCCATATACAATTGCAATGGTTCTGCTGAATCAATGGCAGCAACAATGCAAGACAATCTTCAAGGACAGTTGACAATCCTGAAATCACAGGTGGAAGGTGTAGCGATTCAGCTTGGTGAAGTTTTGGTGCCAATAGTGAAGGATGTTGTTGCACAAATAAGCGAATGGGTGACATGGTTTGCAAATCTTGATCAGGGAACACAAAAAACAATCATGAAGATTGCAGGTGTAGTTGCTGCAATTGGACCATTATTGATTGTGCTTGGAAAGCTTTCAACAGGAATTGGATCAGTGTTGAAGATTGGTTCATCACTTGGTTCAGTTTTTGGCGGTGCAACAGGTCCTTTGCTTGCCATTGTTGCGGCAATAGCATTATTGGTGGCAGCATTCAAGGATTTATGGGATAACAATGAAGAATTCAGAAACAACATCACTGCTGCATGGGAAGAAATTCAAACGCAGTTCGGTGAATTAATGGATTCAATAATGGAAGCATTGATTCCATTAGTGGAAAGCATGATTGAACAATTGAAGCCTATCATTGAACAATTAGTTCCTGTGATCCTGGATGCAATTTCACAATTCATTCAATTAATTGGGCAGTTGATGCCATTTATTTTGGAATTAGCACAGCAATTATTGCCTATTATTTTTGAAGTGATCAATTTATTGCTTCCATTATTTATGCAGATAATCAGCACAATCATGCCTACATTATCAAGCTTATTAAGTATGCTGCTTCCTGTTTTATCAAGTTTAATTCAATCACTAACACCAATCTTGGAAATGGTGATTGCGCTTGTTGCACCAATATTGAATTTGATTTCACAGGCAATTCAACCAATAATGGATGCAATTCTTCAGTTGATACAATCAGCATTGTGGGTTCTTCAGCCTATATTGGACACATTAATTTCAACACTAGGTGAAATATTGCCGCCAATTATTAATGCTTTGATGCCTATAATTGCAGGAATTATAAATGCAATCGCACCTGTCATTGAAATAATCAGTGGGCTAATATTTGTTATAGTAGAAACATTGATGCCTGCTTTTCAAGCAGTTGCAAATCAGATCAAAACAGTGCTAGTGGCTGCATTCAAATTCATTGAACCAATTGTTCAAAATGCAATGGATATTTTCAGTGCCATTGTGAATTTCTTGGCTGATGTGTTCAAGGGTGATTGGGAAGCAGCTTGGAATGATATTCTTGATATATTCAAGGGCATATTCAATCAGCTTCCTGCATTGATAGAAGGTGTTTTGAATGGTGCAATTGCCCTGATCAATGAACTGATAGATGGTATTAATGACATAACAGATACAGTGGGCATTCCTGAAATTCCAAATATTCCTGAAGTAACACTTCCAAGATTTGCAAAAGGTGGTGTGCTTGAAGATGGTGCAAGAACTATCATTGCAGGTGAAGATGGTGCAGAAGCCATTGTTCCACTTGAAAAGAACAGGGAATGGATTGCAAGGGTATCAAATGAAATGCAGAATCAAGGCATTGGCGATGATCCTGAAACCACAAGTGTTCTGAAGGAAATCTTGGCAGCATTGCAGAACATGGAAAACCTTCCTGAAGAATTAACAGAAGCAATGGCAGACAGCCTTGTTTTCAAGGTGGGCAATCGTGAATTTGCAAGAATGGTGAAGGCGGTGTGATATGTTAGAAAAATTACAATATATAAATCATATAGGTGAAGCCATTCAGTTTGGAAATAATGGCTTGTTTGTGAATAAAAATGATCTTCATGATTTTGCATGGTCAGTCACTTCAAAAAATGATCGAATATCAGCATTCAGAAAAGGGGTTGTCAAAAAGACAATCCCTGTTTTGATTGCATGTAACACAGAAGAAGAAGGCATCAAGGCAAGAAACAGAATCTTTGAAGTCATGGAAAAAGATGTTCTTGCAATGAAGCATGGAAAGATCATAATCAATGGCTATTATCTGAAGTGCTTCATCACAGGATCAAAAAAGAAAGAATACCTGAAGAATAAAAAGGTGATGCAATTTTCATTGTCGGTGCAAACTGATTTTCCAATGTGGGTGAAGGAAACAACCACAACATTCAATTATGGCAAAGGCAGCCAGGGAACCAATCTTGATTTCAACAATGATTTCCCTTATGATTACACATCAAATCTGTTGGGGCAGTCATTGAACAACACAGCCTTTGTTCCTGTGGAATTCCGCATGAATATATATGGACCATGTATCAATCCAAAGGTGACAATTGCAGGGCATGAATATGAAGTGGCAAAAGAATTCCAAGCCAATGAATATTTGACCATTGATTCCAGGGAAAAAACAATCATTTTGACACATACAGATGGAACCAAAGAAAACTGCTTCAATTTAAGGAACAAAGAATCATATATCTTTGAAAAGATTCCTGTTGGTGTCAGCCAGGTTTCAAACAATGGTGCTTTCAAATTTGACATGGTGCTTCTTGAAGAAAGGGGTGAACCAAAGTGGATTTGATATACATGAACAGTGACATGGAAGATGTGGGTGTTCTGCTTGATTATGAAGTTGATCTTGCTATTGGATCAGATGAAAACAATTTTGAATGCAAGATTTCCACAGAAGGGCATTGTTGTGAAGCAGGCTTCTTTCTATACCTAGAAGGCACAGAATATGGTGGAATAGTTGATTCCATAGAAGCGGACACAGCAAACAAAGAAATCACATATAGTGGGCGCACATGGCATGGAATGCTAGATTCCAAAGTCATTTGCCCTGATCCTGGTGAAGATTATCTGATCTTATCAGGTGAAGCCAATGCAGTGCTTGGAACCTTGATTGCAAGATTGGGGCTTTCAAGCCTTTTTGCTGCATCTGAAGAATCTTCAGGATTCACAATATCAAGTTTTAAGATGGACAGATATATTTCAGGATATAAGGGCATCAAAAAGATGCTGAAGAAGCATGGCGCAAAATTGGTGATCAAATTCATTGATGGACATGTTGTTCTTTCAACAGAAGCCATTGTGGACTATTCAAGGGATGAACAGTTTGACACAGATCAGATTGAATTCAATATCAAGAAGAATTTCAAGCCTGTGAATCATTGTATATGCCTTGGAAAAGGTGATCTTCATGAAAGAATGGTGATTCATCTGTTTGCAGATTCTAGTGGCAATATAAGTGAAACACAAAGCTTGACAGGGCTTGATGAAGTTTCAATTGTTTATGATTATTCAAGTGCTGAATCAAGTGAAGAATTGATCAAGGGTGGAACAGAACTGATCCAAGATTCATGGAATTCAGATGAAGTTAAATTTGATTTTGATTCTAACAATGAAGCATATGACATTGGTGATATTGTGGGCGCAACAGAAATGGTCACAGGACTATTTGTTGCAGCAGAAATCACAAAAAAGATAGTAACAATAAACAAAGGACAAACAACAATTAATTACAAGGTGGGTGAATAATATGGCACATTTGATAACAGGTTATGCAGGTGAAGAACATATTCAGTCAAAGGATCAGGGCAGCTTCAATGCCGCATTCTTTGGTGATGGTCAATTTGTCATGGAAGTGGGGAATGAATTTGGTGCTTCCATAATAGACAACAACACAATCAGGGTTCTTGATGGTGATCTTCTGATGTATGGCAGACATATCAGAATTGAACCAAACACATATGAAGATATGACCATAAGCACAGGAACAGCAGGAAAAAACAGAACTGATCTGATTGTTATGCAGTATGAAAAAAGCGGCACAGATGGCACAGAAACAGCCTTCTTGCAGGTCATAAAGGGAACAGAATCTGATGGAACACCAATTGCACCATCATTCACTGATGGAAACATCCTTGAAGGTGCAACAATGAATCAGATGCCATTGTATAAGGTAAAGATTGAAGGTGTTGTTCTTGCGGATGTTCAGCCATTATTTGAAACAATTCCAACATATAAGGCATTAGCAGAAGAAGCCAAGGATGAATTTGTGAAGGCTTGTGAATCACACCTTGATTCATTGAACATCCTGGACAGCATGGAAGAAATTGAAGCCAATACACTGCCAAATCAGCTTGCAGGTGCCTTGGCAATTAAGGGGCTTGCAAATGATGTTGGTGATATAAATCAAAATTTAACTGCACAAGACAATTTACCATTTAGATTCGCAACAGATGGAGAAGGTAACTATGGTTATCTTAAAGCTGATGACAGCTTCGCCCCTTTTAAGAGTACAGATATTAGTATTCCTGCAATTTCTTCTAAAAACACATTTTATTTTAATTTCAATGGAGAATACGCTAATAAATATAGAAACTTCCATATAGATAGTGGTAGTGGAGTTTATATTTGGTATGCAACTATATCTAATGGGCAAACAAATATAAATATGGGAAAAGATTATACTTGTCCTAATGGAACATATTTTACACAAATTTGGTTTCAGACAAATGGTAACACAGCCACAAGTGAAAATATTGTAATATCAGAATAATTAGTACGTTAAATAAGAATTTAAAATCACAGAAAGGCACTCTGCAAAGGGTGCCTTTTTAATTAAGAAAGGGGAAAAGAAATGATCAAAGTCAAATTTAATGATGAAGCAGGAATGCATCAGGTTGAATTCAAGCAGATTTCAGCACATGTGGTTCAGCTTGTTGGAAACATCAAGAAGAACACATCAGGTTTCAAAACATACAGATTGAATGGCGCAGAACTTGGTGATTTTTCAGATTTCAAAACAATCCATCAGCCTGTTGATGGCGGTTTTCAGTTTTCAGATGATGGTTCAGTGAAACCAACACCTGAAGAACCAATTTCATTTGATGAAATGTATGCTGAACTTTTAGAAGTTCAGGCAGAAAATACAAAATTGGCTTCAAATCTAGCTGCAACAGAACAGCAGCTTCAGGAAACAAAGGAACAGTTGGCAGAAACACAGGCAGAATTGACAGATACACAGCTTGCATTGTGTGAAGTATATGAAATCATAGGGGGCTGATAATATGGCAAAGGTATATGCAGATTTAATATTGAAGGGGCTGAAAACACTTGATGATGTTCCTGAAAAACTTCTTCCTGAAGTGAAAAGAATCCTTGGCATTGTGGATGAAAGCAATGAATAGGATTCTTTTATTTTTATCACTAATATTTACGAAAGGGGATGAAATCATGGCAGTAGTATATGCAACACTTATTGTCAAAGGCAAGAAAACCTTTGATGAAGTACCTGACAAGCTAAAGGACCAGGTTAGACAGATTCTGATTGATCTTGATTGTGCTGATTTAGCAGATTAGTTTTCACAAAAGATAACCGCCACAGATAGTGGAAGAAAGGCGGTTGTTATGTTAGGAATAAGAATTGGAAACTATCATTCATATGATGATTGGGGATTGATCCTTCAAAGCAAGGAAATTCAATCCCCATCACCAAAAACAACACAGATTGAAATTGAAGGCGGTGATGGTGTTCTTGATCTCACAGAATTCTTTGGTGATGTTAAGTTCAACAACAGGAAGCTTTCTTTTCAATTTGCAACACAATGTATTTCTTCAGAAGCATATCTTGCATTGTTTTCAGTTGTCCAGGATGCCATTCATGGAAAGATGCTGAATATCATCCTTGATGATGATCCATTGCATTATTATAAAGGCAGGGCAACAATCAATGAATGGAAATCAAGCAAAAGAATTGGAAGCATAGTGATTGAAGTTGATGCAGAACCATGGAAATATGTCATTGATGAAACTGTTGTTTCTGCTGCTATTAATGGCAGCAGGATATTCAATTTGCTGAACAGCAGGAAAAGGGTTGTTCCAACAATCACAACAACAGCATCCATGACATTTGCTTTTGGCAATTATTCAAGATCAGTCAGTGCAGGCACCTTCAGAATTCCTGAATTGGAATTGAAGGAAGGTAGCAACACTGTGACAGTGACAGGAACAGGCGCAGTCACTTTCCGTTATCAGGAAGGGGGCTTGTGATCATGTATCAAGTATATTGTGACAACTATCTTTTATATGATGATAGGCTTGAAAATCTGAAGATATTTGAACCAAAGATTGAATTGGAAGTGAACAAAACAGGCAGCTTCACTTTCACTATATATTCAGATCATCCCTACTACAATTTAATAAACAAATTGAAATCAATCATCACTGTATATCAGGATGATTTTTTGCTTTTCAGGGGAAGGGTTCTGAATGATGAATTGGGATTTCATAATGAAAAATTGATGGAATGTGAAGGGGAAATGGCTTTCCTTTTAGATTCAATCATCAGACCATATGAGTATTCAGGAAGCATCAAAGGATTCCTTCAAAAGCTTATTGCAGATCATAATTCACAAGTGGAAGCAGCACATCAATTCACAGTGGGAAATGTCACTGTGACCGATCCCAACAATACCATTGCAAGATCATCAATTGATTATGTGAACACCTGGGATGTGATCAATGACAGCCTGATCAATCTATTGGGTGGATATATCAGCATAAGAAGGGAAGGAAACACAAGCTTCCTTGATTATCTGAATGATTTTGACAGATTATCCCCACAATCAGTGGAATTTGCAAAGAATCTGTTGGATTTGAAGCGGATCAGGAATGGTGCTGATATAGCAACAGCATTGATCCCACTTGGTGCAAAGATAAAGGATGCAGAAGGCAGTGACACAGATGAAAGATTGACAATCAAATCTGTGAATGGTGGGCTTGATTATATTTATGATCAGAATGCAGTGAACACATATGGATGGATTTGCAAGGTTCAGACCTGGGATGATGTGAACATTGCAAGCAATCTATTGACAAAGGGCAGGGCATATCTTGCAGGGCTTGTCAATTCCATGGATTCCTTGGAATTATCAGCAGCAGACCTTGCAACAGTGGATTCAAGTGTCACATCCTTCCACATTGGAACATATGTGAATGTGATCAGCAATCCACATGGAATCAATCAAAGATTGCTAGTGAACAAGATTTCAATTGATCTTCTGAATCCTGCATCCAACAAATTGACACTTGGTGGAATTATTCAATCATTGACTGAAAAAACATCCAAGATTCAATTCATCAAGGGTGATCCAGGCAAGGATGGAAAAGATGGTGATCCAGGCGAACCAGGGGAACCAGGTGATCCAGGTCCACAAGGTCCAAAGGGTGACAAAGGTGATCAGGGAAGCCAAGGACCAACAGGACCAACAGGACCAACAGGACCACAGGGCGCAGCAGGGCAGAATGGCAAGGATGCTGCAATTCAATCCCTTGTGGAACCGCCTGACAAGTCATATTTGTGGCTTGATATTTCAGTTGATCCACCATTGATGAAAAGATATGATCCTGATGCAGCAAAATGGGTTGTTGTCAATGATACTGCTTCAATAGTGTATAACCTGGAACAGAACCTTGATTCTTCAATTGAAAGATCAGAAACAAACATCCTGACAAGTGTTTCTGAAAGTTACTATCTGAAGGATGAAACAGATGCAAAGGTTTCTGAAATCAGCACACAATTTGAACAAAGGGCAGACAGCCTGGAAATTCAATTCACAAAATTCAATGCAGACATTGCAGATGTGGCAGCAGGTGCAGATGCAGAATTTGAAGAAATCAAGAAATATATCAGATTCATTGATGGAAACATCCTTCTTGGTGAATCAGGCAATGAACTAGAATTGCAAATTTCAAATGACAAAATATCTTTCCTGCAAGATGGCGCAGAAGTAGCATACTTCAGCAATCACAAAATGTATGTGACAGATGGCGAATATACCAACAGCTTAATTCTTGGAAGCTTTGCTTTTCTTCCAAGAAACAATGGGAACCTATCATTCAAAAAGACTGATTAAGGGGGTATATTCACATGGCATCTTCAGGAACAATCAGAAACAATTTCACAACAGGATATGCAGTACAAATTGCATGGACAGTGGATTCACAGTCTGTTGCAAACAATACATCTTCAGTGACAGCAAAAGTGCAGCTTGTTTCCACAGGCAGCACCTACACAATCAATTCAAGTGCTTCAAAGTCAGGATCACTGACAATCAATGGCACAAAATACACCTTCACATTTTCTGCTGCACTGTCAGGAAATCAGACAAAAACGATCTTCACAAAGACAGTGACAGTGCCACATGGAACAGATGGATCAAAGACATGTTCTTTTTCATGTGAAGCAGGAATCAATGTCACATTGTCAGGCACATATTTTGGCACTGTGCCTGCATCAGGAACAGGTGTATTCAATACTATTGCAAGGGCATCAACAATTGCTTCTGTCACAGCTTCTGTGGCTATAAATGGCACAAACACATGTGCAGTTTCAATCACAAGGGCTTCAAGTAGCTTCACACACACAGTGAAGTTTTCTTTTGGATCATATTCATACACAGCATCAAATGTGGGAACATCCACATCATATGCAATTCCTTTGACCTGGATGAATGGAATGCCTTCATCCACTTCAGGAACAGCAACAGTGACAGTCACAACATATTCAGGAAGCACAAAGATTGGAACAGCAGTTTCAAAGAATTTCACTTTGACTGTTCCTTCTTCAATAGTTCCAACAATATCTTCTGTGACAATTGCAGAAGCTGTTTCAGGGCTTGCAGCAAAGTTTGCTGCATACATACAGAACAAATCAAAATTAAAGGTGACAACAAGTGCAGCAGGAACCTATTCATCTACAATCAAATCATATAAGACCACCATAAATGGTGTAAATTATAGCGGTGCATCCATCACATCAGGAACAATCAGCACATCAGGAAGTGTGACAATAACAATCACAGTGACAGATTCAAGGGGCAGAACAGCCACAACAACAAGATCAGTCACAGTGCTTGCATACACAGCACCAAAGATCAGCAGCTTTTCTGTATACAGAAGCAATGCATCAGGTGTTCAAGATTACAATGGCAGCTATGCCACAGTAAAAATGAATTTTGCAATCACTTCCTTGAACAGCAAGAATGACAAGTCACACAAGGTGGAATACAAGCAGAAATCTTCATCCACATGGACACAAGCAACATCAGGCAGTGTTTATTCATACAATTCAACACTGACATTGACAGCCACATTTTCAACAGAAACATCCTTTGATATAAGACTGACAATCACAGATTATTTTGGATCAGCGGTTGCAGCTTCTGAAATTCCAACAGCATTCACATTGGTTGATTTTAATGCATCAGGAAGGGGGCTTGCTTTTGGAAAAGTGTCTGAAGTGGCTGATCACTTTGAAATTGAAATGCCTGTTGATGTAAACAACAACATATTCATGGGCGGTGACAGAAGAAGTGATGATGAAAAGAATATATATTTCAAATCACTTGAAAATGCTGCTTATAAACATAATTGCAAGTTGTATGGTGGAAATGGAAACAGTGTCACATCAATTGGCTTCTTTGACAGTTTGAATGCAATGGGTGTTTTTAGATATTTAAGCAGCACAAAGAATCTTGTTGTTGATGCAGGTGTGACATTCACCAGGGCAAATGGTGGAAAGGAATTTGTCACATCAGAAACAATGACAGCAGCAGACAGAAGCGGCAGGGTTAGATTCTCAAATGGCTTATTGATTCAATGGGGGAATGTTTCAATCACACCTTCAGCAGCAAACACACCAACAGCAGGCAGTGTCACATTTGCTGAAAGCTATGATTATATACCACTTGTTGTTGTCACACCACATTCAACAGTTCCTGGAACCACTGTGACAGGATCAGCATGTTCAGATTTTACAAAGACAGGCTTCAAAGCATATGTGACAAGAACCAATACAACAGCAACAACACTTGGATGGATCGCAATTGGTATGAAAGGATAAAAAATAAAAGGTACAAAAGAAAGGGTTTAGAATGGAAATATTAATCACAGCAGGGGCATCAATCATAGTTGGTGTCCTTTCTTTAATTGGTGTAATTATCACCAACAACAGCAGCAACAGAAAGATTGAACAAAAATTATCAACTTCACAGGCAGTGACAGATTGCAAGATTGATGAACTAACAAGGGAAGTTAGGGAACACAACAATTTTGCTCAAAGGGTTCCTGTTCTTGAAGAACAGATCAAGGTTATCAATCACAGGATTCAAGACCTGGAACACAAATGATCAAATAATTAATCAAAAGAAAAAGGCAGGGTTTCAATTCCCTGCCTTTTTTTATTTGCTTCAATTGATCTGCATCACTGAAACTTCATATGCTGTTTTGGTTTCTTCTGATC